TGCAAACGGTGATAAAGAATCTTGATGATGAATGGGCGCAGAGTAAAAATCGCTATTGTCACATGGGGCATATTCACCACCATGTCGAGCGAGAATATGGGAGCATGTTATTTTCCGCTTGGGGTAGCCTCACCGCAACAGACCAATGGCACTCAGATTCGGGATACGGGGCAGAGCGATCAATGACTGCTGTTGTCTATCATAAAGATAGCGGTGAAGATTCACGAGTTAAAATAAAGGTTGGAAAATGAGCAATGTTTTTAAATTTCCTGAAAGCGGTATCAAACTTATTCGTCTTTATTGTGATGACTGTAACAGCCCTCTTCAGTATTGGGTTTCTGATGATGGGGATAGTTACGGCCTATGTCACACTTGTGACCTTCATCAACCTGACGAAGTTATCCTCACTCTTAAAAAGGTTCATTGATGAAAATTCTAGACAATCAGGTGGGGGGCGATCACTACCTGAAAAAGAAAATACAGCCAATTGAATACATCATGGCTAATAAATTAGATTTTTGTGAGGGCAATATTGTCAAGTACATAACGCGCTGGCGAGATAAAGGGGGCATAGAGTCATTGCGGAAGATAAAGCAATACGTTGACTTTATTATTCAGGAGGAACTTGATGGCCAAGAGGAAGAAGTCTACCGTAGCTCAAGAAGCTGAAAAGGCGGCAAAGCTACTACAGCGACTTGTAAGGTTGAAGGCAAGCGATGATAACGGATACTGCCAGTGCGTCACCTGCGACAAGATAGATCATTATAAGAATATGCAGGGTGGTCACTTCATCCCTAGAGGCCGCACTATCTTTAAACTGTATGAACCCAATATTCAGGTGCAGTGCCCCTCTTGCAACCTCTGGGGTATGAAACAAGCGCACTACGTACTAAGGTACAGGCAATGGATGGTTGATTACTATGGCGAGCGCAGAGTAAAGGCTATGGAGCGTTTAGCTTGGAGGGCATCGCCTAAGTTTAACAGAGAAGAAGTAATCCAGTTTGCTCGTGAATTAAAGGAACAGATCAAAGATCAGGAGTGGCGCATAGGTGAAATGTAGCGCAGTAAAGTGTCGTATTTTTGAATTTATACCCGCAAATTTTTTTTCGTTCCATATAAGAAAAAGTTATAAGCAAATTCTTTTTATTTCATAATGATATAAACAAAAAGGTTACTTTTGTCTAATGATCTTGTATTGTTACACCTCAATCAATCAATAAACAAAAGGTTATTAATTATGAAATTAGGTATAAATACAGCTTCTTTAGTTAACTATATGTACTCTCGCTACGATCACGAAGAACTAGAAATTAATGTTGGTGATCCTGCTACCCTTACTGGGTGGACTGATCGTTATGCCGCTACAGTCATCAATCTATTTACCAAAGGCAAATACCAATACGTTGTTCTTCAGGCAGATCACGCCAAGATTGTTGGCGGGACTGGTTACGGTGATGAAGTCTACGAATATAGTCGTGATCCTGATGGCTCCAAGTCAACCTTCCGAATCGTTGACGGCTCACTAAAACCTGTTTACAAGAATCCAAATACAGGTCGTTATAAAGCTGGCAATGGCGGTGCTTTTATAGGTCGCAGGGAATCCTACCGCGATCCTTCCTTTTAGAACTTACCGCCCCTTCGGGGGCTTTTTTTTGCAAAATAGTTTAAATAATTGTTTACATTTATGGTTATGTTTGATAGTATATAACCTCAATCAATAAACAAAGGTAATAAATTATGACTAAATTCAATAAAGAAGATTTTACTTGGGACGGGATGTACCTCATGTATGCTGGGACTTACGAGGGACAGCCTACCATGGATCAAGTTCACCCAAACTGCCACCCTTCTTGGGTTGGTAAGCCAAAACCTGCTTTTATCGCTAGATTCAAATACGGCTACAAACCTTATAAAGCGTGGATTAACTTTCTTTGTAAAAAAACCGCTGTTGAAGATTATTTAGAATTATCGCAAGAATCAAGCCCTAAACAGGCTATGCAATACCTAGGCTACAAAGGCAAATAATCTTACCGCCCCCTACGGGGGGCAATCAAAAAACCAAGGGGAATAAAATGAAAATTAAAGTTGAATGTACGCTTGAGGTTGACCCAAAAGTAATCAAGCAATTAATGCAGAAAGGTGGTCTGGATGATGGTGAGGAAACCATTCAGTATTTTGTTAGGTCTAGTGTATTATCTGCTGGCGTAGGGGTTTTAGATGAGGCACTTTACAATGCGCATCTTCCAGATGCTGTTGATGTTATTAAAACCAACATATAAGGGGAACGCAATGAACAAATATTCACTTAGTTACAATCAAATTAAAGCTCGCGATGAAGCCGCAAAGGTCAGGTCAGAAAACCGCATAGGTTTTATTGGCGCGATAATCCTGTTTTCTTTATACGTCACTGTCTCAACTATGGGCTACAACGACTGTATAAATCTGGGGGTGTGCTAATGAAAAAAGCAATAGAAGAAAAGTTTCAAGAAATGGTTGCAGGACTGGAGTCTGAGTATGTACGTTGGGAAGGTGATCTTATTGACCTCACTGATACGCATAAAGATGCCTTTTGCTATTATTTTTTAGTGAATATGCCAAGTTGGTGGGATGACTGTCTCCCCCCTGTGATAATAAATGAGGCTGAGTTCTTAGATGAGCTGTATTGGAATTCAATGCAGACGCAAATATCATGCTTGCTTAGGACTGACATATATTTATACCTAGAGACTACCTTACGCGAACTTGTGCAGGAAGCGTATGATATAGTTTACGATGTGCAACCAGAGCCGTTTGCTGGCTATGCAAGAGGTGAGTGATGTCAAAAGTTATAGAGGTTCAAGATGCAATCCCTAGAGATGCTATAGGCGCACTCAACGGGCTTTATTATAAAATAGGCATGCACGGCAAGGCTTTTTACTGGAACGGCTCAGAGTGGCGAAAAAGCGATAAAAACGCTATTTTAGTGAAGTCTGCTATAGATGCTTACAGGCACAAATTTTCATTTTACAATCAAGGATAAAAAATGGATATTAAAAAAATGATAGATGAGGCGCATGAAAGTGCTGATAAGGCGATAGAAAAGGCGCAAGAAAATGCAACATCTTGGTATCGCAAGCCATGCAAAATAAGCAACGGGCAAGCCGCCTTAGTTGTGTTGGTAGCCTTAATTGCAATACTAGCATTTTAATTCCCCCCAAGGCCGAGGTTACTTTTGACCTTTTGACCCAGATTAGTCCACTGGGGAGCCGAAACGGACTACATACCATTTATGATATACCCTGCATGATAAACCTTCATTTCAGATCATAAACGATAGCGTGTAAAATGCGGCCTTACCTAACTCAGAGGCACCAATGATAATTTACATGATAGCTTTTATGCTTGTATCCCTTACCGCAGTAGCAGTAGACGATCTTTCTTAGTTTACATTTCCGTTAAAAACCATATACAATACCCCAACCAACTACAGTTCGGGGTGCAAAGTGGACTCATTACAAGTAACTTTACGCATAGATGAATGCCTATTCTTTGAATTGGAAGATCACCTTTTCCAGTTTGATGCTATTATCGATTCTATAATGGATGCAGACCTACAGAGAAATCAGATACGGGAAGCCCTTTCTGACTGGTGTGCGTCTGTCACAGATCAAATTGAAGAGATAACTCAAATCAAACATTCTCAAATCGAAGAGCCAACACTAACTGCCGATGAAGTCTTCGGTACTGAGGTCTAATGTTAAAAATAAACTATAAGAAATCAGGGGATTTAATACCGTATGTTAACAATTCCCGAACGCACAGCGAACAGCAGGTGCAACAGGTAGCATCAAGCATTAAGGAGTTCGGTTTTACAAATCCTATTTTGATAGATGAAAATAGCGGGATTATAGCAGGGCATGGAAGGCTTCAGGCGGCTCAAATGATGGGGATGAATGAAGTGCCCACCATTACGCTGGAAGGGCTTACAGAATCGCAAAGAAAGGCTTACGTTATAGCGGACAACCAACTGGCTTTAAATGCTGGGTGGGATATAGATTCATTAAAGCTAGAAATTGAGACACTTACAGAACTTGATTTTGACATTAATTTGTTAGGGTTTGATGATAAAGAATTGAAACTTTTAATAGAACAAGATGAATTAAAAGAAACGTCAGATAATGAGGTAAATGAGTTTTTTGAAAATGAAATGATAATGAAGTTTAAAGACGAAAATCAATTAGAACAATGGTATGAAAAAGCATTAAACGAGGGCATAGAATGCAAAATTTTGTAGTTAAATTATCAAGCCCGCCACCTCAAGGTTTTAAAAGCATAAAAGCCGCGCAGTCTGTAGATTTAGATATTGAAAAAAAATTAGTCCATAAATTAGAAATAAAAGCTGATATAGAAACCGATTTTAATGTTGGGTTGATTATTGGTGCATCTGGTTCAGGCAAAACTACGTTGGCTAATTTGATTTATGGCGACGATTGTTTCAAAGAATTGTTGGATTTAAAAAAACCAGTTATAGAGCAATTTCCTTCATCAATGGATTATAACGATGCGGTAAGGGCTTTAACTGGAATTGGTTTGTCTCAAGTTCCTTGTTGGGTAAAACCAGCGGGAGCGTTGTCTAATGGACAAAAAGCAAGAGCAGAAGCCGCTTTGCAATTATGCAGTGATGTTGAGACGGTTGTGATTGATGAATTTACTTCCGTTGTGGATAGGAACGTAGCGAAAGTAATGGCTCATTGCGTACAAAAATACGCTCGAAAACTAAATAAACGAATTGTTTTAGTTTCTTGCCATTATGATATATTTGAATGGCTCAACCCTGATTGGATAATTGATTGCAATGATGAATCATATACTGACAGGAGGTCACTTTGGCAAAGTTACGAAAGAAAAGAGCAAATACATTTCCAAATTGCACATTGCGAAAGAAAACGATGGAAAAATTTTAGCAAATATCATTATTTAAGCGACAATTTGCCGGGAGGTCATATAGAAACTTTTGGCGTATATTTAAACAACGAACAAATTGGGTTCCAATGTTTCGCTAATTATGTTCCTCACAGAAAAAACACCATTAAAATAATGCATTCCAATAGAACAGTTATTCACCCCGATTATGTGGGTTTTGGCATGGGAATGGATGTTATTGATTTAACGTCCAAATATATGACTAAACAAGGGTATAGAGTAATGGCTAAATTTTCTAGTTTGCCAGTATTCAATTCAATGTCAAAGCACCCAAATTGGTTGTTAGCAAAAGTTTCAACCAATACAGATGGCGGTCAAATGCAACAAGGCGGCAACATGAAGAGAAATGGCGGGTTTAGGCAAAAAACAAAAACTTTTAGCTTTAAATATATAGGCTAATTATGAAGAACGGTAATCAAGGTGATGGTGGCGGTAGACCTGCAATAGAGTTTACTGAAGAGCAGACCATAGAACTAAAGGCTTTGGCTTCGGTGCTTACTAAAGGTCAGTTAGCAGAGTATTTCAACATATCAGAGACTACTTTAAGGGCTATTGAAACTAGACAGCCAGAAGTTTCTGATGCCTATAAAAAAGGAAAGGTCAACCAGATAGCAAGCATGGGGTTTAACCTTGTAAAATTAGCTAAAGCGGGCAATGTAGCGGCCAATATTTTCTACCTTAAAACACAGGCAGGATGGAAAGAACAGGAAACTGAGGTGCAAGACATTCCCCCTATTAATATAATCTTGGACGGAAATGCAATTAAGTAAACCTCAGACTGAGATATTTGTTAGTAAAGCAAGGTTTGTTTCAGTAGTGGCAGGAAGACGCTTCGGGAAAACCTTTTTATCCACTGGTGCTCTTTTGAGGGCGGCTGTATCAGGCAAAAACAAAAACGTCTGGTATGTTGCACCAACTTATGGGTCAGCAAAAGAAATAGCATGGCAAATGCTTATTCAGACCATACCAAAAGAATACATATATAAGACTAACGAAAGCAGTTTAACTTTGAAATTAATTAACGGCTCAGTAATTAGCCTTAAAGGAGCCGAAAAGCCCAATAATTTGCGAGGTAGGGCTTTAGACTTTGTTGTCCTAGATGAATTCGCGGATATGCGTCCAGAAGCGTGGTATGAGGTAATTAGGCCAAGTTTGAGTGACAGGCTTGGACAAGCATTATTTATCGGGACACCAAAGGGAAGAAATCACTTTTACGATTTATGGGCAAAAGGGAAAGATGATGCTAACGACTGGGAATCCTTCCAGTACACTACGCTCCAAGGCGGTAACGTCCCCCCAGAAGAAATAGATGCGGCTCGACAAGACTTAGACGAAAGAACATTTAAACAAGAGTATGAAGCGGCATTTGTAACGTATGCCGGTCTTATCTATTACGGGTTTAGCCGTGAAGAGTCCGTATTGGATATGGGCGATGATAGTGGTACACTCCACATTGGGCTGGATTTCAATGTAGACCCAATGTCTGCCGTTATCTGTTTGCGTAAAGGCGGGAAGCTGTACGCAGTTGACGAGATAGTCATGTACGGGTCGAATACTGATGAGATGGTTGCGGAAATAATAAACCGCTACCCTAGACGCAGTATAATTATTTATCCAGACCCAGCATCAAGACAGCGGAAAACCTCTGCTGGTGGTCGCACAGATTTGTCGATCTTACAGAACGCAGGATTTAGCGTTAAGGCGAAGAACTCACACGCATTGGTCAGGGATAGGATCAACGCTGTGAATAGTCGTTTACTGTCAGCAGATGGTGAGCGGCATTTGTTTGTCAGCCCGAAATGTAAGCAGACAATTAAATCTTTGGAAAGGCAGACATACAAAGAAGGGACTAGCATACCAAATAAAGATGATGGGTTTGATCATATGAATGATGCCTTTGGCTATTTGGTAGAATACTTATTCCCAGTGCAAACAGAATACGACATACCCCAACCTACTAGGTGGACTTGATGAGATTGAATACCGATACAACACACCCCGAATATGATAGCAACGAAGCCAAGTGGGAGTTTTATGTTCGCTCTTATATGGGCGGGCAAGCGTATCAAGATGGAAATTACCTTACTCGATACATCAGTGAGACTAAAGAAGATTATGGTCGCCGCATTGACCTGACTCCATTAGATAATCACTGTAAGAACATAGTGCATATCTACTCTAGCTTTTTGTGGCGCGTTCCACCCACCAGAGCCTACAACAGTTTGCAGAACAATCCATCCCTAGACCCTTTTCTAAAAGACGCTGATTTAGATGGGCGTAGCTTCAATGCGTTTATCCGCGAGTGCCAAATATGGTCTAGCGTTTACGGCCATGTGTGGATAATGATGGACAAGCCAAAGTCTACTGCGGGAACTAAAGCAGAAGAATTAGCGCAGGAAATTCGTCCCTATGTCACCATGTTCACTCCAGAAAACGTGTTGGACTGGAACTACGAAAGAACGGCAAGCGGTAGATTTGAACTAGATTATCTGAAGGTTAGAGAATCAGTCATTCGTGTAGACCAAACCACCACAGAGTCGTATTACCGAGTCTGGTACAAAGATAAGGTAGAACTATGGAAGTCTACCAATGACCTAGACAAGCTAATGGAAACTGACGATAACGTATTAGGTAGAATCCCTGCTGTATTCTTACCCGCTAACCGTTCAGTAGTTCGCGGCATAGGTATCAGTGATATATCCGATGCGTCATATATGCAGAGAGCGATCTATCAGGAACTGTCTGAAATAGAGCAGTTAATTCGTATCAGTAATCACCCAACGCTAGTTAAGTCGTTTGGAACAGACGCTACCGCTGGTGCAGGTTCTATTATCAACATGCCTGATGACATGGACGCGAGCCTCAAACCATTCCAGTTACAACCGAGCGGTCAGAACCTTGACGCTGTTCGCGCTTCTATACAAGACAAAATACAGTCGATTAATCGCATGAGTCATATGGGTGCTGTTCGTGGCACAGAAGCATTGACCATGTCAGGCGTAGCAATGCAGACAGAGTTCCAGATGTTGAACGCGAAGCTATCTGAAAAGGCTGATTTGCTTGAGTTGGCAGAAGAGCAGTTGTGGGGGTTGTTCTGTGATTGGCAAGACATAACCAACGACATTGAAATCTTCTACCCTGACGCATTTGACCTCCGCGACTACGATAAAGAGTTATTGTTCCTGCAACAGATGAGGGCAACTGGCGTGAAGTCTAAAACTCTAGGAATGGAGATTGACAAAAAGATAAGCGACTTAATTCTTGATGACGAAGAACTTGCAAAAGCTCACGCGGAGATAGAAGCCGACACTGGCAGTCTAGGTGATTTCACAGATCAGGTTGGTGAAACCGAATAATGGCGAAAGACATTGATCATGGGGAGGAGTTGAATAAACTCGCCGCACAGCATCAAAAGAGGCTTGCTGAAGCACTTGTCGTTTTAGAAAAAAGGATTGTTGATTTACTCGCTACAGCCCCGATGGATAATGGCGAACTGTTTGACCTAGAGTG